ATGACGACGGCGATCCCGACGGCATCCGGCGACGGCTCGAAGGCCGGCTGGCTCGCCTCGGCCTCGCCGGCGGATCGGGCGGCCTTCCTGCACGGGTTGAGCCCGGCTGAAGCGCGTTGCCTGTTCCACGACTGGTCGTTCTGGTCGCGGCCCAATCAGCAACCGCCGGCCGGTGACGGTTGGACCGGCTGGCTGGTGCTGGCCGGGCGTGGTTTCGGCAAGACCCGGGCCGGCGCCGAATGGGTGCGGGCGCAGGTCGAGGTCGGCCGGGCCCGGCGCATCGCCCTGGTGGGCGCGACCGCGGCCGATGCCCGCCAGGTGATGATCGAGGGCGAGTCCGGCCTGCTGGCGATCTCGCCGCCCTGGATGCGACCGCTGTGGGAACCGTCGAAGCGTCTGCTGACCTGGCCCAACGGCGCCGTCGCCACCGCCTTCTCGGCCGAGCGGCCGGGCCAGTTGCGCGGGCCGCAGCACGACCTGGCCTGGGCCGACGAATTGTGCAAATGGCGCCATGAGGACGCCTGGGAGCAGATGCTACTGGGCCTGCGTCTGGGCGCATACCCGCGCTGGCTGGCCACCACCACGCCGCGGCCCAGCCGCTTGATCAAGGGCCTGCTCGCGGATCCTGAGGTGCGGGTCACCCGCGGTTCCACCTTCGACAATTGGGCGCACCTGGCGCCGACCTTCCTGGCCGAGGTGGTGCGCCGCTACCAGGGCACAAGGCTCGGGCGGCAGGAGTTGCACGCCGAGCTGGTCGACGACGTGCCGGGCGCCTTGTGGACGCGCGCCTTGATCGAGGCCGGGCGGGTGGCACAGGCCGGCGAACTCGCCCGCGTCGTCGTCGGCGTCGATCCCGCCGTGGGCGCGGCCGACGCGGGCGAGGGGGCGGAGACGGGCATCATCGTCGCCGGGCGCGGGATCGATGGCCGGGCGGTGGTGCTGGCCGACCTGTCGTGCCGCCTGGCCCCTACCGGCTGGGCCAGGCGGGCGATCGACGCCCTGCGCCGCTTCGAGGGCGACCGGCTGGTGGCCGAGATCAACCAGGGCGGCGACCTGGTGGAAAGCCTGGTGCGCACCCTGGCACCGGATGTGCCTTACCGCGCGGTGCGTGCCGCCCGTGGCAAGGCGGTGCGGGCCGAGCCGATCGCCGCCCTCTACGAGCAGGGGCGGGTGGTGCATGTGCCCGGCCTGGAGACGCTGGAGGACCAGATGTGCCGCTTTACGAGCCACGGCCCGGAGGGTCCCAGCGACCGGGTCGATGCGCTGGTCTGGGCCCTGACCGACCTGATGCTGGGCCCGGTAGCACCGGCGCCGCGCCTGAGGAGATTGTAAGCCATGGCCACCTTGATGGGGCGCCTGCGCCGCCTAGTGCGCGCGCCGGCACCAAGCCCCAAACACGCGCTGGTCGCCTGGACCGCGCCGGCCGGTGCCCGCTGGACCGCCAGGCGTTACGAGACCCTGGCGGACGAGGGCTATGTCCGTAACGTGGTGGTGCACCGGGCGGTGGGGCTGGTGGCGCGCAGCGCGGCGGCGATTCCCTGGCTGGCGCGCGACGGCGCTGGCAACGAGTTGGAGGTGCCGGTCTTTCACCAGCTGTTGGCCCGGCCCAACCCGCGCGACGAGGGCACTGCCTTCCGCGAGGCGTTGATTTCCCACCTGTTGATCGCCGGCAATGCCTATGTCGAGGCGATCGGCCCGGGCCGCCAGGGCCGGCCGCGCGAGCTTCACCTGCTGCGCCCCGATCGGGTGCGGGTGGTGCCGGGGCCGGGCGGCGTGCCCGCCGGCTACGAGCACCGCGACGGCCAGGAGACACGGCAGATCCCGGTCGATCCGGTAACCGGCCGCTCCGCCATTCTGCATGTGAAGACTTTTCACCCGCTGGACGACTGGCACGGCCTGCCCTCGCTGGAAGCAGCCGCCCAGGCGATCGACCAGCACAATGCCGCCGGGGCCTGGAACAAGGCCCTGCTCGACAATGCCGCCCGCCCCTCCGGCGCCCTGGTCTATCAGCCCAAGGAAGGCCCGGCGGCGCTGGGCGACGATCAGTTCGACCGGCTGAAGGCGGAAATCGCGGCGCAGTTCGAGGGTGCCCGCAACGCCGGGCGGCCCCTGCTGCTCGACGGCGGGCTGGACTGGAAACCCTTGAGCCTCACCCCGGCCGAAATGGACTGGATCGAGGGGCGCAACGCATCGGCGCGCGAGATCGCGCTGGCCTTTGGTGTCCCGCCGCAACTGGTCGGCGTGCCCGATGCCCAGACCTATGCCAACTACGCCGAAGCCAGGCTCGCCCTCTACGAGGATACGGTGGTGCCGCTGGTCCAGGGCCTGGCCAAGGCCTTCGCCCGCCAGTTTGGCCCGCAGTTCGGCTTCGCCAGCCTCGAACCCGATCTCGACGAAATCCCGGCCCTGGAGCCCCGCCGCGCCGAACGCTGGGCCAAGGTCGCTGCTGCCGCCGACCTCACTCGCGACGAACGCCGCGCCGCCCTTGGTTACGGCCCGCTGGGCGAAGACTAGTTAACACCAACAATCACATGCGTCATCCCCGCGCAGGCGGGGATCCACGGTAGTGGCGATACGGGTCTGTCCCAGTGTTCCACGACAGTGGATCCCCGCCTGCGCGGGGATGACGATTTCAATCAGAGATGGAGGTGTAACCGGATGAAACCCTACGAGGTCAGCACGCCCTTGAGCTGGCAAATGAAGCGCCTGGCGGCCGATGGTTCCTTTGCCGGCTATGCCAGCGTGTTCGATGTCGTCGACGTGCAGGGCGACCGGGTGCTGCCCGGCGCCTTCGCCGCCAGCCTGGCGCGCTGGCGCGGCGGCGGCCAACTGCCGCCCTTCCTGTGGCAGCACGACATGGCCGAGCCGATCGGCCGCTTCGATCTGGTGGCCGAGGACGGGCAGGGCCTGCGGGTCGAGGGGCGCCTGGCGCTCGATACCCGGCGCGGGCGCGAGGCGCAGTCTCTGTTGCGGCTGGGCGCGCTCGACGGCCTGTCGATCGGCTACAGCGCCGTCACCACCGGGGTCGACGGGCAGGGCGTGCGCCTGCTCAAGGTGCTCGACCTCCATGAAATCAGCCTCGTCACCCTGCCGGCCAACGAGGCCGCCCGCATCGCCTGGGTGAAGGCGGCCCCGGGGACCGAGACGACCACGGCCGCCATCGCCGCCAACCTCCGCCGCGCGACAGCGGCCCTTCGCGCCTGAAAGGACGATCAGATGACTGACCTTGCCGCCCTGCATACCGCCACCCAGGAACTGGCCCAGACCATGGCCGCCTTCCGCCTGGAAAACGACCGCCGCCTGGCCGAGATCGAGACCAAGGGCCGGCTCGATCCGCTGACCCTGGACAAGGTGGAGCGCCTGAATGCCGAGGTCGGCCGCCTGAACGACACGGTGCAGGCGATCGAGACCACCCTGGCCCGGCCGGGTGCCGCCCCGGGCACCAAGACCCGCAATGCCGCGCAGGCGGCCCATGCCGCGGCCTTCACCACCTTCCTGCGCAAGGGCATCGATCACGAATTGCCGGGCCTGGAACGCAAGGCCATGAGCGTCGCCAGCGATCCCGACGGCGGCTATCTGGTCGCGGCCGAGGTGGCCGAGCGTATCGTCGCCCGTCTCCACGAGACCAGCCCGCTGCGTCGCATCGCCTCGACCCTGACCATCACCGCCGACGCGGTCGAGGGCATGCTGGACCTGGGCGAGCCGGCGACCGGCTGGGTGGCAGAGCTGGAGGCCCGGCCCGAGACGGCGACGCCGCAGATCGGGATGTGGCGCATTCCGGTCCACGAGCTCTATGCCGAGCCGCGGGTGTCGCAGAAGCTGCTCGACGATGCCGGCTTCGATGTCGAGGCCTATCTGGCCCAGAAGGTCGCCGAGAAAATGGGCCGGGCCGAGAATGCCGCCTTCGTCGCCGGCAGCGGTGTGGGCAGCCCGCGCGGCTTCACCACCTATCCCACGGCGACGACGGTGGACGGCGCCCGTGCCTGGGGCACGTTGCAGCATGTCGCCAGTGGCGCCAACGGCGCCTTTGCCGCCAGTAACCCGGCCGATGCCCTGATCGGCCTGACCTATGCCCTGAAGGCTGGCCACCGTGTGGGGGCGTCCTGGGTGATGGCGCGCAGCACGGTGGCCGAGGTGCGCAAGCTGAAAGATGCGACCTCGGGCCAGTACCTGTGGCAGCCGGGCCTCGCCGCCGGCAGCCCGGCCAGCCTGCTCGGCTATCCGGTGACCGAGGCGGAAGACATGCCGGCGATCGCCAACGGGGCACTCGCCATCGCCTTCGGCAATTTCCGCGAAGCCTATGCCATCGTCGACCGTCAGGGCATCCGCACCCTGCGCGATCCCTATACCGCCAAGCCCCAGGTGAAGTTCTACACCACCAAGCGCGTCGGCGGTGACGTGCTCGATTTCGAGGCGATCAAGTTTTTGAAGTTTAGTGCGTAACCCGAAAGGGACCCTCCGCCCTCCCCATCGGCGTCATCCCGGACTTGATCCGGGATCCATCGCCGGGACGGGCGTGTTCGCCGCGGTGAAGTGCCGCCTTGGATCAACATGGATCCCGGATCAAGTCCGGGATGACGAGATTGGAAAAGACCGATGACCATGCGTGACTTGAAACACGGTGTCGACGCGGTGGCGAGCCTGGCGCCGGCGGTGCGGACGGCCAGTGCCACGGGCACGGCGGTCGACCTGCGCGGTTTCGATGCCGCGTCGGTGGTGGTGCAGTTCGGGGCCTATACCGACGGCAGCCATACGCCGGGGCTGGAGGGGTCGGCCGATGGCATCAGCTTTGCCGCGGTGCCGGCCGGCGATCTCGATGGCGCCTTTGTCGCGGGGACCGCCGGCAGTTTGCAGCAGGTCGGCTATCGCGGGCCCGCCCGTTTCCTGCGCGTGATCTTGACGGTGGCGGGGGCGACCGGTGGCGCCGCAGCCGGCGCCCTGGTGCTGCGCGGCCGGGCCGCCGTTCAGGGCCTGTGACATGGCCGGCCTGGAGCGGGTCAGCGGCCCGGCGGTAGAGCCACTGAGCCTGGACGAGGCCAAGCTGCACCTGCGGCTGGAAGGCGGCGAGGAGGATGCCCTGGTCGCCGCCCTGATCAAGGCTACGCGCGAGATGGCCGAGCGCCACACCGGGCGGGCCTTGATCACCCAGGGGCTGCGCCTGTGGCTGGATCGCTGGCCTTGCGGCCGGCGCTCCATCGACCTGCCCCGGCCGCCGCTGGCGAGCGTGGCCTCGGTCACCGTCTATGATGCCGACGACAGCCCCAGCCCGGTCGAACCCGCGGCCTGGCTGGCCGACCGGATCGCCACGCCCGGCCGCCTGGTGCTGCGGGCGGGCGTGACGGCCCCAGTGTCGGGGCGGGTGGCCAACGGCATCGCCATCGATTACGAGGCAGGCTATGGCCCCGCGGGCACTGACGTGCCCGAGCCGATCCGCCGCGGTATGGCCCTGTTGCTGGGGCACCTGTTCGAGAGCCGCGAGGCCGGTGGCCTGGGCCAGCGGCCGCTGCCCTTGGGCGTGGAGGCGCTGTGGGCGCCTTACCGGCTGGTGCGCCTGTGATCGGCCAATTGCGCGAACGGGTGACCTTCGAACGCCCGGCCATAGGCAGCGACGGTGCCGGCGGCGGGGCACTGGCCTGGCTGCCGGTCGACACCAACCCAACGGTCTGGGCGCGGGTCGAGGCGCAAGCCGGCAGCGAACCGGTCGAAGCCCAGACACGCGAGGGCCATGTCACCTGGCGGGTAACGCTGCGCCGGCGCGACGACATCGTCACCGATTGGCGCCTGGTCTGGCGCGGCGCGGTGTTCGACATCCTTGGTGTGCTGCCGGACGAGCGGCGCGCCTATGTCACCATCCTGGCCAGGAGCGGAGGGGCGCAATGAGCGGGGATCGACATGGTGCCTGATGCCGCTCTGGCGCTGCAAAGTGCGCTCTTTGCCCGGCTGATGGCCGACGGCGACCTGCTCGCCCTGTGCGGCGGCCGCATTCACGATCGCCGGCCCGAGGGCAGCGCCTTCCCTCATGTGGTGATCGGCGAGGCGAGCTGCGTCGACGACGGCAGCAAGAGCCGTCCCGGCCAGGTCCACAGCCTGACCCTGCATGTCTGGTCGCGCTATCGCGGCAAGGCGCAGGCCAAGCAGATCCTGGCCGCCCTGGCCGCCGCCCTGCACCACCAGCCGCTGGTCCTGGATGGGGACAGCATCTGGGTGAACGGTCGCGTGATCTACAGCGGTGTGCTCGACGATCCCGATGGTGTCACCACCCACGGCGTGCTGCGCCTGCGCGTGGTGACCGAGGCGGTCTGA